TCCTTAAATCATTTTGTTCTTGCAGTAAGTTCTTACTATCTCCTGGCTTATAAACCAACTTCTTATTCTCATCGACATTAAACTTGAAACCTTCAAATTTGTCAGAGAAAAGTTCTTGTGTTTTTTTAGAGAAGAATTCTGACCTTCTTGCGTTATCTTCCTCCATAGACTTGGAAGACTCTTTATATCTCTTGAAAGCATCGTAGTTTTCTTTTTCTTCCTGTGGAACAAATGTTTCCCTTGACTCAAGTGGAACTCTGTATTGTTCTTTAAGGTCGTTAAAGTACTTCTTAGCTTTTGAGAGCTCTTTTTTCTTTGCTAATCGTTTCTTCTTGATTTCTTTTTCATCATCGAAGTCTTCATCATAAGCGAATCTATCTGACACATCAAACTTAATGTCTTCTGTTTCTAGATCTGGATTCTGCTCACGCTGATATTCAAAAAGCAAAGAGTCTTCGTCCATTTCATCGTAGTTTTTATTCAAGCGAATAAAATCTTCGATTCCACGTCCTGTATCCTTTTTGTACTTTAGAAATGCAGAAACATCTTCGGGTAGATCCTCGTTTTGTTGTCTCTGCTCAAACAACTCATCTAAGTTGTTTATCTCTCTATTGTACCTTTGTCCAATATATGAAAGAACTTTACTATCATCAATTTCATCAACAGGTGTTGACTCATTTGTTTCCGTAATAATAGTCTCAACTGTTTCTGGATTAGTCACAATTGTTTCTACTGTCTCTAAAGGTTCAGTAACAACACCAGTTGATTCCTCGTGTTGTTTTAATAACTGCTCTTCTACTTCAGCAACAGACTTTTCTTCAAAGTCTACCGCTCTTACTTTAATTTCTCCTTCCATGTTAATTTAATTTAATTTTTACAAAGTTAATAAATAATTTTATTACTCATTTTCGTAGAACATTGACTGCGAGTCTTCTGTGTGCCACTTCTCGTAACCTTCGCAATTAAAGTGCTCTTTGTTTACTAGATAGTCTGGTTTTTCTGGGAATGGTTTAGTTACAAATGAAGGCTCAGACCATTTTATTCTATTGTTAGGTTGTAATGCAATCTGTCCATTATCAAGAAGTATGATGTGGTGTGACTTGTGCTCAAGTCCATCCTCGGCTAATGAAAGATCAGTATTTAAGTCGTTGGCTCCCCAATTTATTGTAGCATAGTAGCTGCCAGAGTACCACTTTCTATCCTTCATGTATACGTCAACATTAGTGTCATAAACATATGAAAGGTGTAACAACGTAAAGTTGTAAGAAAAGCAGTTCCATATCTGTAAATAGTGAAAAGGCAGATCTGGATCTGGAGTCTTTGGCTCTGTAAGTAATGCATGTGATGGAAGCTTATCTCTCATCACACCATTCTCAAGTAATACTTGAAATAATGCAGCCTGTCCAGGCATGCACCTTACAGACATTATAACTCCTTGTGTAAACTCACCATGACCTTCTTTGAATTGGTACATGTACTCGTTCCTAACAAATACCTTTAGAGGAAAGAAGTTATGTTCTATGTATGCCATATTACTTATTGCGATGTTTAACTCGCCTTGTTATTGGTATGTTTATGCCTAAAGTAAACTCAGTTTCTGGTCTATATCCAGTGCCAACACTTTGATTAACATCTAAATTTAATGGACCCCTTTCAATATGTAATCCATAATTAGTATCAAACATGTTTTTTTCTGCGTGACCAGACAGATAAGGATTTATTTTTATCTTTTTTCTTGTCGTTGTAACTACTGTTCTTTTATTCATTCGTTATTATCTTGGTCCGAAAGACTCTAAGTCAAATCCATCTAAAGAATCCTCAGTGCTCTCGAAGCTAATTGGAGGAAGATTGTTCTTTCTCTGATTAATTAGTTCAGACTGTCTTGTTGCTTGAATATTGACTCTCTCGTCTTTTGCTTTTTCTTTTTCAATATCTCTTTTCTTTAGCTCATCAGACTCCATGCCTTTTAGTTGCATGTTGTACTGGAACTCAAGATCCATGAGCTCTCTCTTCAATTCAACTTCAGCTCTCATCCTCATGATGTCATAGTTGGCCTCAGCCTCTTTGATCTGAATCTTACTCTGAGCCTCCATCTGTAACAGCTGAGCCTTAGACTCAGCGGCAGCTTGTTGTGACTGCATGTTAGTCTGCATCTGCATCTGGTACTCCATCTGCTTTTCTTTCTGCTTTTGCTCAATTCTTCTCTTTCTCTTCATCTTCAACAGCTCATTTGCCAGCTTAATGTTCTTGATATTTCTAATATCAATGGCATCTTCTAGGTCAATTGTCTGTTGTTGTAGAGCAACTTGAATATTAGCTTCAAGCATCTGTCTCTCATCCTCATCTGGATCAAGATCAATGAATATACCAAAATCAAATAAGTAAAGATCTCTCATCTCATCGAGAATCGATATGTTATACTTACCAATTTGCATTGCAAATTCTTCAGCAAAGTCAGAGTACTCAAGTATATCGGCAACTCTAATTGAAACGCATTCAGCCAGTCTCTTGGTAATGTTTAAGTTTCCTTCTAAGATATGTCTTGTAGCTGTGTTAGAGTTCATTGCAGCCATCTTCTGTATACCAACCAAAGCGTCTGGATTTGGAGTACTTCCGTCTCTTGCCTCATTAATACCAGTCACATCTCTAATCATGCTTAGATAGTGATTGTAGTTATTTATAAGAGAAGACATCTTAGCTTGTCCACTATTGGTGTTTAACTCTTGAATTGGAATTCTAGCATTGTTAAACTCACCATCTTGAGTGTAGCTCCTACCTATGACACTACCAGTCTGGAAGTAAAGTTTTAATGCATCCTCTGGATTGTATGCAGCACCAGTACCAAGGTCAACCTCGTTAATACCATCGGCATCAATAAATACACCATCTGGAACAACTCTTGCAGTAACCTGTTGTAGCTTTAAGTGTGTCAACTGAATCTGATCAGCAAATGGAATCATTCGTCTAACTAAAGACTCCATAGCTCCTTTGTACATTCTAGGAGCAAACGCTACATAGTTTGGATAAGCTCTCTGAGATGCTGACTTTGGACGAACCATGTTACGCATCATCTCCCACTTAAGTACAATGTTTGTACCAGCTACAAGAACACCCTCATACCATACATCTCTAACTGCCTCTATTCTCTCGAATGGCATTCCATCCTCCATTGGTGGATTAAAACCTTCATCCTTTCTGATAACCCTCTCTCCACCGTTCTCTAGTAACTTCTTTTTCCAAACAAACTTCTTGCTTGCCTTGTAGTTAAAGTATATAAGTGTTACGATCTCGTTTGTAAAGTAATCGTCTTGATAGTTTCTAATGATAGGGAAGTACGTATACCAAGCGGCACTACTATTTCTAATCTCGTTTAATTGCTCTTCAGTTAGTGTAGGATCAATCTTTAGAACCTCTGTGTAGTGCATCTGCTTAACCTCACCAAAGTAGTAGCAATCAGAGAAGTCATTCTTCTCGGTGTAACTGTGAATCCAGTTAGCAGGGTCAACGTAGTCAACCTTCAATCCATCGTTAACCAAGAAAGAGTGCTTAACAACAGATACGCCAAGTGTTACTAAGTCATAGTTAATTAATTTTCTTAGCTCATCGTAACTGTTCATCTCAAATATAGTATCAATAGCAATCTCATTAGCTATCTCTATACTTGGCTTATACTTGATCTGCATGTACAACTCAAGCTCTTCATCAGTATCTGGAAGTTCTTTTGGATCAACATTAAATGCGTTTACACCGAACTGATCTTGAGTCATTTGCAAGAAATCTTTGGCCACCATGTCAGCCTCAATCATTTCTTGGAATATATTCTTTTTCTCAGCAGACATAACGTCCTGAGCTTCTGTTCTAACTTTAAATAGTCTGTCAGACATTCCGTTAACAACAACGTCAACGAACTTAGGAATAACAGGAACTGGAGTCCAGTCTAGGTTCATCATTGACATGTCGCCATTGATAGCTAACTCATCCTTATACTTTTGTACTGGTTGTTGACCACGAGCGTAAAGTCTTAGTCTGTGGAACTCACCCCACTGATCATAAAACCTACAGGTATTGTTTTTTCTTTTGAACCATTCTCCTTCAATGGCCTTGCCAACACTCAAGCCGTACTTGACTGTTTGCTTCTCTTCATCCGACACCATTTGGCTTGGAAACGGATTTTGATATATGACAACGGATGGTTTCTCCATTCTATTCTATAATTTTGCTGTGACTGCCCTGATTATTATATCTTACAAATTTAATACTAATTTTTGATTCTTTTCTCTCTGGAGTAAACATGTGTCTTCTTGTTGCCATTATTGCCAAACCAGAACTAATTGATGCATCGTACTTTGTCCTGTTCATTGGGTCAAACCTGGCCCAATCCTCAAGAGTTTTATTGAAGTACATGGAGCCGATAATCTCTGGATCTCTGTACGTACCCTCTGTATCAAAACCTACGTACTCTTCGATGTACGACTCTATACATGATGCATGAGCCTGTCTAACATCCTCGCTAGAGTTTGGTATACCACCTATCTCAAGCTCAGTTTTTGATAGCTTGTTTATGTTCTTGTCTGGCCTGTTCATCGCAAATCCCCTATACCCCCTGTTCTTAAAGTGATACAGTAGTCTAGCCTTGTTGTTCTCTGCTAGTATTGGCATTCCATAAAAGTGACAAGCCATTAGTACATCCTCAAAAAATATTTCAGCTGTCTGCGGCCTAGATATGTACTCTAGAAAGAACTCGTTAGTTGGACCATCAGACATGTGAAACTTTGTCATACCATGGAGAGCACCGTTAGAGCCACCTCCTCCAACAACACCAGATATGTCATAAGGGTCACAACCAAACGCTCCCATGTGTTCATTACCTGGATATTTTTTTCCATTTTTAGTTATAACGTTATTTCTTAAATTCTGTTTTGGTATCCAAGATACCAGGAATCTACCATTCTTATCTGGAGTCCAGATCACCTCAGTATCTTTTTCACCATTCTTCCAGTGAAAGTAACCTCTCGTCAAGAACTTCTCCTTTATTAGAGAGTCGTTATAGTCGATCTGCTGATATATCTTAGTCAAGTTGAATATAGACTGCTTAGACTCGTCTCTAAATGCGTGAGACTCGGTTCTAGGGAACTGTCTATAGAACTCGTTAAGTGCATCAGAGTCTGACTTAAGTGCGTTAACCTCGTTGTTCCACCAAGTTATCACGCCAGTACTTATCATCTCTCCGTCTATACCTTTTATAGACTTATCTGGATTCTCAAATACTGGCCATCCACACTCGTCTATGTATCCCTCAACGTTCCACTCCATTGGAATAAACAACGAATATAGCCCACTCTTGGTCTGATCATTTGCCGATCTCTGTGCCACACTACTATCGTTGTATAGCTTCTTAAAGTTCTCACCACCCTTTGGTAGTGCATTTGATGTTGAACCCATCATGCACTTACCAATTACCTTGGCTCCTAAACGCAAACATGTCTTGGTGACTCGCCAGTTATTTAAAATGTTTTCTGGCTTCTCCCACTTACCACTCTCGTCATGAACAAGTAACAATAGCTTCTCACCATCGTAGCTGTTGTCAGCTGTGTTCTTCCAGTCAATTGTTGTGTCTAGTCCCTCTATGTCCTCCGTCTTCTCCTCGTCCATGTTCTTTCTAGTAATCTTACTAGCAGGTACACGAAACGCCAACTCAGTCTTTGGATTGTCCATACCGTCCTGTATTGGCTTGAAGAAGAACGGGTAGTTTCTTATGATTGGTACAACCTTGTCGGTAAACATCTTCTTGGCATCGCTACCAGTCTTTGATAGTATACCTATCCTAGAGTCTCTTACTATTGTACCTGTGTTACACGTCTCGGCAGAACTCATAAAGGAGAACCCAGAACGTCTGTTCTTTAGGTAGCACATACCAAACGATCTGTGGTCTGCCTTACATGCCTCCCAAAATATGTAAAATATTCTGTTTGACTCCCTAAAGTCTGGAAGACCAATGTCAATCTTGGTCCACTGTAGGTACATGTAGTGAGTTCCAGTTATGTACGTTGGTTTGCCGTTATTTATAAACCAGAAACCATTGTCTCTCCTGTCAAACTCATTCTCGATATAGTCTACGTACTGAACCTTGAATGCATTGTCCTTCCTATTCCAGTCAAATATGCTCTTTATTCTCTGAAGTTCTTTTGGATACTCTATGGCCTTCCACCTAGAACCTCTGTCTTCTACCTCATCTGGTACAGATGGAAGAGCGACCTTTAGTCCGCTTATGTTGTATATGTCTCCAATGGTTCCGTCCTTAGATATAACCACAAGGTCATGATCCTTGTTGTATCCATACTCCCAGTTCTTTCTCCTATTCTTATTAGAGATTATAGACTTGTTTACATAGTCATCAAGAACAGTATACAGATTATTTTCCATTCTTTATTTTTGCCTTGCCCTCAGCAAAGCCATGCTTACCAAATTCAATTTGAGCAACAGGTTGTTGAGAATCTCTGTTCTCCTCCTCGTCAATCTTTCCTAACATATATATAGCGTCCTCAAATGCAAGCCTCTTTGCTGATGCAGCATTCTTTAGCTTATCAGCAGATATGTCATCCTCTGCATGAGTGATTATTGGTTCCTTAAGAACCTTTATCAACTCATCGACAGCTATCTTTGCTGCCTCTATTAACTCTATTTTTTTAGACATATATTCTTGTTGTACATTCTGTAAAGTACCTCATCATCTATTCTAAACTCGTACTCACTATCTGGGGAAAAAGCTATAATATCACCACTTTTGACATCTGTAAGTAATTCATTAAAGTACACCAGCTCACCCCACAAGTCTTCTCTAGATCCAGCTGAAGAAATTACCTTGTCTTGATTTTTTATAGGTCTTACAAAGCAGTATGGATAAGGTGACATCCAATCTCCATTTGGATCCTTATACAAGTATAACTGGTCAGACTCTATAATAAAGTAGTCATCAAACAAGTGATGCCAACTGCTCTTTTGGTTACCCTTCATGTCGTAGTAGAACTTAAACACGTTGTGGTGAACTACAACATGATCACCACTCTTTATTGGGCCATCGTAGTTGATTGGAACAGAAACAACCACACCGAGTCTGTTAGATACGGTATGGTCTTCCTGTGATGTGCTTATAATAAAATCAACTTCACCATACTTACGTATGTTGTCATAACGCCTACTATTGTAAGGTTTTATGATAAAGTGATGTGGAGACCTCATCAGAAATCTATGTTGTACTCAATAGATACTGGCATTGAAGCAGAGAAACTCTTCCACTTTACGATCTCCTTGTCTTGATTTAGTATATAAATAGATATAGATAAATCAGACTCCATCAAGATCGTATCTATAGATCCGTTCCCTCTCAGAACATCTTGACCTACCACATAGTGCATTGACTTCATGTAGTCAGGACCTACTGATATTTTTCTAATTATATTCACCTGTTTGAAGATTGATTTTAATGTCTCCATACTTAGACACTAACTCATCTTGAAACTGTGATAAATCAAATGCAGATGTTTCTAGATTAGCTAGTGATGCCATCTTTTGACTTTTCATTCGTTCAAATGAAACCTCAATGTCAGCGATTTGGAATTTAAGATCTCTGTAAGTTTGATTTAAAGATCTAAGCTTGTCTAACTCTTCTTGAGTAATTTTTTTTTCTTTTGTCATTTTATTTAATTTAGAATTACGTCACAAATATAGTGAAATTTAGTGACAAATTACATAGATATGTACCAAGTAGTATCAGAATTATTGTACTGAAAACAAACTGGAGTATCAGCTGTCAATGTAG